CGATAAGATTCAGGCGCGCTTTGGTGCTTGCCAGTTCGTCCGAGAGGCCGACTACCTTTTTGATGGCAGCCAGACCGCCCACAGTGGCGACGAGGCTCTTGAATCTGCCCAGAAGAGTATCCGCCGCCGAAGAACCGCCCCGGATGGAGCTGTTTAGCTCGTTCTGGGCGTCGTCTGCATTCCGTATCTGCTCCTCAGTGCGGGAAAAATCAGACATGACTCCGGAAAGTTCTGCCCGGGCCTGCCGGATGCTGGAAACATCAATGGCCCCGCTGGAAGCAGTATTCAGCGCTTCGAAGCTGTCCATCACGACGTTCATCGCCCGGTGCATGGTGCGCAGCGGGCCGGAGACGCCGTCATAAAGGGAGATCGCTGTCCGAATGGTCGCCAAACGGCGTCACCTCCTTTTGCTCTTTCGTTCGGCTTCTTTCTGCCGTTTCTTTTCTTCCTCTCCGCGTACTTCGCAGGAGGCGATGATAAAGGCTCTCTCTTTCCGGGACAGGGAGAGAAAGGCGGAGGGAATGAGGTGCAGTTCCTGCAGGCAATAGTGGGCGATGTTTGCCTCCTCATCGCCCTCAGTTATCAGTTTTTTGCGTCGTCCACCTCGTCCTGCAGGGGAACATCGAAGCCGCAGACCTCCTGCACCTTCTGCAGGTATTCGGCATACTCGCCGGAGGTGAGCATGGTCTTGAGCAGGTTTTCTGCGCCCATGACCTTGTAGCTGTCCTGAAGTTCCTTATCATTCAGATTGGGGAACACGGTACAAGCCACGGCCAGCTTGCCAAGGTAAAGATCATAGTCGGTTTCCTTCTGATACTGGTTCTTCTTGCCGGGAACCGGAACACGCTTGGCACAGGACTTCCGAAGGGCTTCATCCTCGGTGCCGGTGATGGTCTTGATCTCCCAAGGAATGGGGTTGCCATCCTCACCCAAGAAGCGTTTGGAAGCAACAAACTTGATGTTCTCAACGGGAACGGCGTTTTCAGCCAAAAAAGCGGACAGGCTCATTGTTTTTTCCTCCTATATTTTGATACGAAAAAAGGCCCCGGCCCCTACCGAAGTAAGGCCGGGGCGCTCTGCTTACTGCATACCGGCCAAAAGGCTGAAGGTTTCGGGCATCTCGAAATCTTCAAAGGTGAAGTCCATATCTTCATCCAAGTATTCCGCATCAGCATCAAACTTGGCAAGCAAGCCGCCATCCATATTGCAATCCTTCAGGATCACGGTCTGACGGCCCACGGAAGAAGTGGGATCTTCATTTGTCACCTGAATGTCAAAATAGACATCCTCGCCGGTGTCCTTATAACGCTTCATCAGCTCACGGAAGATGGAAGTGTTATAGTGGAAGGTGGCGGAACCCGTACCCTTCCAGCCGGTGGCCTTATTGCCCTTGCCGGTCTTGCCCAAAATGGGAACTTCCGTTTTGTTCTTCTCAAAGTTGGCTTCAAGGTTGATAGCCTGCATGAAGTTGTAACGGTTATCCCCGATGGTCACGAAACATTCAGCCAAGGAAGCGGAAACAGCATCCTTGGCGTTCATGATGGTTCTATCTGCCATGATGGTTGTACCTCCTTACTGAACATAGACGGTCATATAAAGCTGTTCCATAGCGTTCACGGGGGTTACATAATCAGTAACCACCACGGATTTCTTGGTATCGCCCTTTTCAACCGTCACATTTTCGCCGCTGAAGTTCTCAATGGCCCGAATATCCTGAAGTTCCGTGTGGTGCTTCACAATATCGTTCCAAAGGGAAATCCGGCCAGCGGCATCATTGGGAACCTTGCCAAGATACTTCTTGCCGAACAGAACGGCAATATCATTGGCGATCTGATCCAAAACTCGGATCGTCTGGTTGCTGGAAAAGTCGCTGGACTTTTCATCCGTGATGGAAATGAAGCTGTTAATGTCAGTCAGGACACACACCGCTTCATCCACACGATGGAACATGAAGGAACCTTCCTTGATACCGTTTTCAAGCTGGGTCTGCGTGAAATCGGTATCAACATCATATTCACCATCATAGGTCATGTTGGTGGCGCTCTTATTGACCGCCGTTCCGCCGATCACGCCCGTAACCCAAGGGATCAGGGCGGTGGAAGTCTTGTCAGAAGTCAGGCCGTTCTTGACGCTCACAACGCCTTCATAATCGGCCAACTTGCGGAAAAGAACCACCTGAAACTTCTTGCCCACATCATCACGCATCCGCTTTGCGAAGGCCGCAAACAGGGCGGTGATGGTGGCCTTGCTCTCGGTGCAACCCATAGCATTGAAGGTGTACGCTTCCGCCTGATCAAGATAGGTCTGATAGTCGGAATCGGCCACGGTGCCATTGGTGCCGCCCGTCAGGAGCAAGGAAGCGGTCAGGGAAAGGGTTCCGCTGGACTTCCAATCCAGATAGTCATTGGCCTTCAGGCCGGTGATAGCGGCCACACCTTCCTGAAGATCAACCTGAACGGTTCCCAAGAAGGTTTCCACATCAAACAGGGGCTTCTGTTCGGTGCTGTTCTCATTGGCCGTGATTACAACCCGAAGATCATTGCCACGGGTGCCGGGGTATTTAGCCGTTGCGTAGGTGTTGGACGCTTTCACGCCGCTGGAACCAAGGCGGAAGAAATGAACGGTCTTGGCGTGAAGGAAGATTTCACGCATGGGCTTCAGTTCATCCGCCGTGTACGCATAGCCGAAAATCTTCTGACTGTTCTTGATGAAGTCAGCCTGTTCCACCGTGAAAATCTTGCCTTCAGGCCCCCAATTCATGGCAAGGGGGATGGTGACAATACCACGGTCAGAAAGGGTGGCGCTTGCCTGCGCCACGGAAATGAAGTTGATATATGCACCGGGCAGAACCTTGTTCTGCACCAAGAAGGTGCCGCCGCCAAGGGCCATATTATTTCACCTTACCTTTCATAAAGTCATTGATCAGCCCATCAATCTGATCGAAGGTGTATTCCTTCCCATCTTCCAAAAGGACAGACAGAAGATCACGCCGGTCAGCGTAACGCCTGAAGGTCAACACCCGTTCTTTGGGGAATACCACCGGGGCCGTGATGGTCGGTTCCTGTGCGGTGGCGGCTTTCTTTCTGGTAGCCATTCAATCACCCTTTCTTTGGCTCCACAGTAGTTTCCAAGGTTTCCATTGCGGTTTCCTCGGTTTCTCTGCGAAGCGTCAAATTGTAGTTCACGAAGAAGTGAAGAACCCCGTCTTGCACTTCATAACTCATGGAAGTTCCGTGAAGCACATCCCCATTGGGAAGGGTGATGAACTCCAAACATTCCATCAAATCCCCGGCCATAGTGAACAATTCAGCGTTGTTTCTCCCGCTGGTTGGGAAATAGTGAACATCCAGCGGGTTCCGGTTCATGAATCGGTTCTTCTGCAACGGGGAAATGTCAGGCTTCAGAACAGCAATGAAAAAACAGGGTTCCTTGAAGCCCTGTTCCACATCATTCTGATAGATTTTGTACCCGGCTCCAAAGGTGGCGTTCAGCTTCATGGAAACACCTTTGATGATTTCATTGATCAACTGAACACCCCCTTCAAAGCGTCATACAACATATCATTTAGAATGGACGGACCCAAAACCTTTACTTCCTGTTCGGAAATGGTCAGCATCAGTTTGCCCGGAACCCAACTTGCCTTCAGGGTCTTACCCAAGGCGGGAACATAGCG